CAACTACTGTTTCTTTTTTTGTTTCTTTTTTCTTTGCCATAATATAATATATAATAAAATTAATAAAATAAAAGGCCGAGGCCGAAGCCCCGGTCTTTAATATAAATAATGCTTACTTCATTAACATGAAATTGTTAGCACCTTGTGTAATTAAACATCTTTCAGATAAATAGTGGATCTGCATTGCGTCAAGTGCAGATGTAGCAGCACCAACAGAACCAGTAACCCAAGTCTTCATCTTTCTATTGTCAGTTTGTGAAGCTCTATATCTAACATGTAAGAAAGGACGTTTCATATTCTTTCCTAAAGCTTGATCGTAAACTGAAGATACACCAGCTGGGATAACAACACCTCTAATCGCAGCAGAACCTGCAATACGGTTAATCTCACCTCTTGTAGCTTTGTCGTTTAAGTATCTCATGTCAGACTTATAGAAGTCGTAAGAACCTCTTCTGAAACCAGAGAAACCTAAATTTAATGCCATATCTTCAGAATTGTCAAATACTCCGTAAGAAGTACCTCCAGCTCCGTAAGAATTCATAGAAGCTAACATGTCATCAATAGCTAAACTAGTAGCTCTGTTTACAAACATCATGTTTTCTTCAATAGCACCTTGTTTATCAAACTCAGCTAATATAGCGTCGAACTCAGCTAAATCAGTAGCAGCGTTAACACCAGTAACTCCAGAAGTAACATTACCTCTAGACTCAATAGCAGCAAATAAACCTTCAGTACCAGAGCCATTAGCGCCAGTATCAGTACCATCACGAACAACACTTCCGTTGAAACCAATAATAGATGCAGCAGCAGTTTTCTCAGCTTCTAACATTTGCATTTCTAAGTAATCAGTAAATCTAGCTCTAGTATCACCTTCAGCTTTTAGGTACCATAAGTAACCACTTTGACCTTCTTCACCAGAAACTTCAACCCAACCAATTTGAGAAGCATCAGATCCAGAGATCTCATAGTAATCTTTCATAATAACTGGTTTGTTGCTATAAGACTTGAAAGTTGGCGTTAAAGCTGTTCTTTTAGTAGCTTCAGCAGCCCCAGTAATATCAGCATAAGCAGCTCCTTTACCGTATTCAGAACCTATAACTAATAATACAGATCCACTACCAGTTGTAGCGTGACCAGTTAAATCAGCTTTGTCATAAGGTTCAACTGTAATAACAGCTGTAGCTGGAGTTTCTACTACTAAACATTTAGTAACGATACCAGCCGTAGCAATAATTACAACGTCGTTAACTCTAACACCGTGAGATGCTACAGCAAATCCATTTTCACCATCAGCAGAACCATCGATATCAGTTACAACTGTAAATGTACCGTTAGTATCACCCGCTGTAGCTACCGTACCTACGTAAGATAAATGTAATCTTGATTGTTCAGACCATACAACTTGATCAGCTGTCATTGCCTCTTCAGCTCCTACTTGTGAAAGAAATCCTGATATAGTTCTGTTTCCAAAAACTTCAGCTTCTTTCTCCATAAGATCTGGTAAATATTGTTGCTCCCATCCAGTTGAACCTCCTGCGAAGTCAATGTAATTTGAGCTTAATGTTTGTTGTTGAGGTGAAGGCACCTTGTTCAACAAACTTCCTCCTGTAATTGCCATTTTAAATTTGTTTTAAATTGTTATTTATTTTTGTTTTTAATTTTAAACTTAAAATCAGAAGAGTTTTCACCTAGCACTTTAAACTTTAAGCCACCCGCTTCAATTTTTCCATGACTTTGTCTTGGGTTCATATCTACATTTTTGGCTTTAGCAATACTATCTTTCATAGCATCTGCTTTTCCTTGTTCGTAAAAGTGTTTCGCAACAGCATCTGCATTCATTGCTGTATATAGAGATTTATGATAACCCTTGGCGTCTGACATTTCATTATTTTCATTCAAGAACTTCTTGACAAAATTATTAATATCACCCTGAGTGTTTTTAACCTCTTCAGCGTTGTTTACATTAAATCTATAATTTTTATCACCGACATTATATTCAAAACCTTTAAACTTGTCGTTAAAAACATTTTCAGTTTTACTTAAAAAAGTTGATTTTTGTTTTTTTGCTATTTTTTGAGTTGCTTCTGACTCCTTGTTGTATCTATTAAAGAAATCAATTGCTTTTTGCTGCTCAGTTGTGAGCTTACTTCCAGCTTTGATCTCGTCATAGTATTTAGACTTTTGCCCGTCTAGGTGGCTTTTAGCGCTGGCAACTTGCTCTTTAAGCGCTAATTTTTTTCTACGTATATCTTTATCGTCGTCTACATCTTCGTCGTAAGAGAACGTGTCTTCCATGAGGAAGTTAATTTCTTCGTTATCTAAATGAGGTTTTGTTTGTTTGTAGTATTCTCTTAACAAAGCCGTATCATCTAGTTTGCTATAATCTTGATTAAGCTTTACATAATCGCTTAAATCACCTCCAGTTTCCTCCATGAAATCCATTAACTTTTGAATATTCTCTGGCAATGGTTTTCCAGTGGCTTCAGCTTCTGCTATAGCTTCTTCAACCTGCTCTTCAGTCTTTTCAACTTGTTCTTCAGTAATTTCTTCTAATACTGGAGCTTCTTGTGTTTCAGCTTCTGGTTGTGTTTCTGTTTTTTCAGTAACCTCTGTTATTACTTCTTTTTCTTCTGTTTTGTTTTCTACAACTTCAGTTTCTACTTTTTCTTGTTGCGGAGCGTTTAAGTCCACTTTAATAACATTATCGTTGCCAGCGGATTTAAACTTGCTTTCGTCAACTTTTTGTATTGTTTCTTGAGTAGTCTTTTCGACTACTTTTTCATTTTCTTCTTCCATAATATAATATAATAATAATTAATAATAATCCTACTTAGGGTCAAACGCGTTTAAATTAAAGTCTCCACTTAATATATCATTACCTGAAGACTCAAAGTTTTTAGGCGTTCCACCACTATTTCTTTGATCTATAAGCTCACTTTGCTGAGTGGCTTGTATTTTAGTTCTTTTGTCTTTTCTATCTTCTCTTCTATTTTCTCTATCAGACATACCTCGAGACTCCATAGTTTTTAACTGCATGTTATAGTCGAACTCAATTTTCATTAATTGTTTCTTAAGTTCAACTTCTTGCTGTTGTTCTTGTATTCGTAATTGAGATTTTGTTTGCTCTAGTTGCATTGTAGTTTGAGCTATAGCTTGATTTTTTTGAACTTCAGCTTGAGCCGCTGCAGCAGAGGCCTGTTGGTTAGCCTGAGACTGTTGCTCCATATTTTGCTTTTGAGTTTCTCTATCTAATTCAAGTTTTTTCTTTCTTCTAATCTTTAATAATTGATTTGCTAATTTTAAATTTCTAACATCTCTAATGTCTATAGCATCTTCTAGATCTATACTCTGTGTTTGCAGTGCTACTTGTATATTATTTTCTAACATAGCTTTTTCTTCTTCATCAGGTAATAACTCTATAAATACACCAAAGTCGTACAAGTGTAATTCCGACATTTCTTTAAGGGTAGCTACGTTAGAAGCTCCAATGGCTTGTATAAACGCGTCTTTTGTTGGAGAATACTCTATAATATCAGATATTCTTAAAGAAAGACACTCTGCCACTTCAGCTGTTAAATATAAACCAGCTTGTAATATATGTCTAGTAGCTGTGTTTGAATTTGCTGCTGCTATTTTTTGAATACCAACTAAAGCATTTTTATCTGGTGTACTACCATCTCTAGCCTCATTAAGCCCGGTTACATCTCTTATCATCTGTAGATAATAGTTGTAATTACCAATAAGAGCTTGCATTTTGTTTCCACCAGATCCAGATGTAATTTCTTGAATAGGTATTTTACCTGGGTTCATATCACCTTCAGAGGTAAATGATCTACCAATTACAGAACCAGTTTGAAAAAACATATTTAAAGCCTCTTGTGGGTTGTAGTTTGTTCCATTACCCAAATCAACTTCTGCTAAACCATCAGCGTCTAAATAAACACCATCTGGTACAATTCTAGATAATACCTGCTGTAGCTTTAAATGAGTTAACTGAATCATGTCAGCGAAACCTGTTATACGTTTTACTAAAGAATCTATTTTACCATTATAAACTCTAGGAGCAACAATGTTATAGTTCATTTTAACTTTAGTAAAATCACTTTTAGGGCGCATCATATTTTTAGCCATCTCCCATTTAAGCAATTTATTAGTACCTACAACCATAGCACCATCGTAAAGTACTTCTATAGATCTTAACATTCTACTATAACCACCCTCCATATTTTCTGGAGGATTAAACGAATCATCTTTAGGTATAATTTTATCAGCACCAGTAGCCATTTCTTTAACCTTGTAAACTTCGTTCATATAAGTTTTGTAGTTAAAGTATAATACTTGTATGTGGTTATTATCTTCTTTGTCGTAATTATGTCTAGAATTATAATTAGATCTATTGTAAGATTTATTTTTCATTATATCTTCAAGATCGCTTTCAGACAAGTGAGGAAATTGTTTTGCTAACTCGTTAACTGGTATTGTTTTTACCTCTCCAACGTAATATATATCTTCAAAATAAGGGGAGTCAGTATAAGAATATACTAAGTTAGCTGGATCTACATAATCTACAGTAACTCCTTCTGATGTGTTAAAGTTTGTTTTTACAGCGCCTATACCTAACACCGTAAGGTCGTGATAAAACCTTTTTTTAATAAGCTCGTAATTATTGCCATTTAAAAGAGTATTTAAAGCTTGCTCTTCTGCTATTTCTATAGATTGTTTATAGCTTAGCTGCATATGTACGTTAAGCTCATCTTTACTCTCTGGTAGATCTTTTTGCTCCATCTCACTACTTCTAGAGTCTATACCATAGACTGCAGAGTGGTTATCAAAAGCTTTAGAATCCATATCTTTAAGTATATTCTCCATATACTCTGTTCTCTGCGCTACACCAAACGGATCTTGTGAGAAAGCTTTTATATCGTAAGTTCTTTCGGAAATACCATTAACTACAATATCTACAAACTTAGATATAATAGGAACTGGTTTCCAGTCTAAATTCAAATAAGACAAATCACCGTTTATAGATAACTCATCTTTATATTTCTGTATAGATTGCTCTCCTCTAGCATACAATCTTAAATTATGAAAATCAGCATGATTAGATCTATATCTGTTCATGTTTCTGTCGTCGTTAAACCACTCTTGCTCTATTGCTTTACCTACTTTCAAACCATAATCGTAGCTTAGCTTTTCAGCATCGCTAACTGTTTGACTCGGGAAATAACTTTTAATGCCAGACTCTGCCATATTTATTATTTGATTATTTGTGAATTGCTTCCAGTATTACTATACTTGGAAATTTTTATATTTAGTGGTTGTTTTTCAACCTTAGCGTTTGGTGCGTATAAATGCCTATTGTTAGCCATAATAGCTA